TTTGTTTGTTCCGGCATCCAATATTTCTGTAATACGAAAATAGATTGTACAGAAACCGGCAAACATACGGTTGCCACGGCTATCATCTATATCAGATACCGCATTATTCCCCGGCGTTTCATAGTCATGGAAATACCCCATGCAAATATCATCCACAGCCACAGCACCTATTTCACCGTCTTGTAATTTCAAACTTATTGTCCCGGAACATAGCAAGTTACCATCAGCATCATAATCAGGCTCAACACTCTCTATAATTCCAGCACCGGGAGAACGCCATTTGTCACCAAGCACAATTTCAGCACGGTTAAAACGCAATTCCGGCACCTCTAAAAACCTGCGTAACGTGAGGCTTTCCATATACCCACGTCCCATGCTGTCTATTTTCGCCCCAAAGCCGGTCAAACCCTCTGCAAAACCGCTTGCACCAAAGATAGCACCGGCTAAGAAGCCGATAAGCCCAGCTGCCGTATCATTGTGGGTGCGCGAAAGAAAAAGCTGATTGCCCAGTGAACGGATGATAGACTGTATCTGTTGGGTATTCAAGCCACCGGTTCCCTGCCCACCACCTGCAATAGAATCTATCTGATTTTGGATTTTTTCAAGCGATCCAACAGTCTTTTCCTCCCGAAGTGTCATAGTGTACTTCGGTATCATATCTTCTCCCTCTTTGATAATAAGGGTATCAATAATGATACTGCCTTCAATACCAAGATCGCTATCAGTGAATAGCATCAAGTCCCCTTCTTTCAAAGTATCATGTATGCTTGCTTCCCCTCTTGCAACAGCCTCGTCATGTTGACGTGCCATAAAAATATCATCCACCTTCGGTTCATACGAATAACGCACATAGTCATTCTTTGCAAGATATTTTTTTGCAGTAGCAAGCAACCGTTGTGAAGCGGCCTGAATATAAACGTCCGGCATATCAATATAAAGCAGGACAAACTTGTCACCAGCCTTTATATTGTAATCCTTGTATGGGAAATATAATTTCAGACTTTCATCATATACACGGTTACAAGTCAGTACATATTTATTGCCCTTCTTCTCACATTTGGTTATTTCAAAATCCCGGCCACCACACATGCCGTTTTTCATGCTAATGGTGGCTGTTTCAGAAGTCAGATAATCGTTTATATTGAAACCAACATCTTTTAGCGTTATTGTAAAAGGTGGGACATCTTCACCTTCTTTCAGGTTATCCATTGTACCATCATCTGTCAGTTGTTCTGCATCAGCCACTTCGTCAAGATTACCATTATCCCCAGCATCCAACGATACATAAATACCTGCATCTTTCAACTGTTCGGCGGTCATACCTTTCATTGAAGGACATATTTCTTCCAAATCACCGGTACCGTCAAAATAAACACTCCCTTCCCGAATGCCAAGCACAGCAATATTCTTGCTGTCAATATATGGATCAAGCGTTGTCTTAGGAAAATCAGGTAACATCAGATTTTCCACGGCCATGTTATTCGGCAAATAATTGGTAAGAGAACTGTTTGAGAGCTTATTATAATACCGGTTAGGCATATTTCTTGTACTACCGTATGCACGCAACCGCGTAATAATCTGTTGATCCGCATCGGCTGTACGTTGAATTTCGTACAAACCGTTTCCACGTCCATACTTGAAAATATTGCCCACAGCAATACCAGCAGTACCGATTGTTATTGTTCGGCCACGAATAACAAAGTTCGCACCAAATTTTGAATTGAACAACTCCAATGCACCCCATACCTTTATATTGTTCACATCAATGTTTACATTGGTAGTGCTCACATATTCAGGGTGTACGGCAACCGTCCATTTTTGTGCTCCGGTATATATACGGTCAAGATTTACTTGAACACGGTCTGCCAAATCTTGTATAGACGAAGCGAAGAAACTGAACTTAGGCAAAGAAGTGAAGTGTATCTGATTATCACTTTTCACATAATCAAGAAAATCACATCGCGTCAATTCATCTCCCGGCCAGTTGAACTTTACGTTATCATAGACAAACGCTTCTCCCGAAGTTTTTCTTGCCGCCTTTTTTAATGCCGTAGGATCATAGTTTATCTCAAACTTCTCGCCACGGTACATGACATAATCACCTATCTCAAAAAGAATGGGTACGGCACTTTTCAGAGTGCTTGTCACAAAACATGCACCCATCCATGTACCATTATACTCCAAACTTTTCAGTGTACAACGTACCGTATTGCCAGTTTTATCATAAACCTTCCATGCCATACAGCTATACTTTTTCAACCAATGCAACTATCTTTGTCGGTTCCGCAACATTATACGAGGGGATTATTTGAGTTCGAGGATCAGTTACTCTGAATTTTACCGGAAAGGTCAAGACTTCATCCATATTGGACTTGTTAAATTCAAAATCTCCAACCTCCAGTAAGTAAAGTCCTTGCCGCCCGATACCCGTGTACGAGTTATATATTTTCAAGGTGGCACCGTCACCATTCTCTCCCGTGAGATAGTTTTGAAAGGCCATAATTTTATCGTATGCAGTACCCAAATCTCCCTTATAGCACATCTCGGCTTCCAAGTCGTATGCCTTTAATAGCAGCTTATCGGGTATATAAGTATCTTCACCGTCTTCATCCGGCCAATCCCGTTTGGGTAAATCTTTCGTTTCCCCACCCGGCTTGAACGGAAATTCTGTGCACACAATTCCAAAATGCGCCAAGCTGTCTTTGACTGGAGCATTCTCGGTAGTTTTCTGCATCAAAATAGAATACGGTTCGTTCATATACATATATTAAAAAAGAGCTTGCCGCAGAGATATTTAGTCTCCACAACAAGCTCTATGGCCTTATACTTTAATCTTATTTCAACGCAAATATAGTTGTATTTTCTATATTATCATAGAAAATAATACCATAAAAATATTTTTTTAGTATATTATCATACTCAAACTTCGCTTTAGTTCCACATGTATGTTTAAAAACATAAAAAATATCATTAATTAATACATTTATTATTAATACTTTTGCCTATAATTATAAAAGAGGTTATTATATGTTAGGAGTTTTAGTTTGGTTGGTAGTAATCCTACTGATTTGTTTCAGTGTGTTAGGGTGGTACTGGGCTATTATTGAAGTAATATTACTCCCCTTATTTGCGTTGTACCTAATTATATACGTTGACTTTCCTGAAAATCGTTTTGATGCTAAAAGATTTAAGAGTGATATAAAATATTTATTAAACAAAGTATACAAGAAATGAAAAAAGTCCTACTTACACTTATATGCGTAATGATATTTGCCGCATGTTCATCAGAAGATGAAGAGAAATATACAACAATTGACGAAAACAGCCTTGAATTTGATAGTAATGGTGGCAGTCAAACAATTTCAATATCCTCAAACACAAACTGGTATATTGATGATAATCCATTTGAATGGATAACTGTATCATCATCCAAAGAAGGTAGTGGGAACGCACAAGTGACAATTTCTGTTGCAACCAATCCTGATTATGACAAAAGAACAGGATTTATACTAATAACATCTGACGGCTTTCTTGAACCGATACAAATAAATATATCACAATCCCAAAAGGATGCTATTTTAATTCCTGAACAAAACTCTACTTTTGGCTGGAAAGGTGGTACCAAAGAATTTACCTACAAATCCAATGTCAATATGGAAATTGTTATTCCTGAAACAATGAACTGGGTTCATGCCGAAAAAACAAGAACTTTATCCAATGGAAAGATAACGATCACTGTGGATGAAAACTCTTCCTTACAGCGGCAAGGTACAATCACTTTGAAGGGAGATAATATTTCAAAAGATTTCTCTATTACGCAAGAAGGTTTCATCCCAATGCAATCAGTTTCATTCCAAGAAGGAACAAACCTATTTTTTGATAGAAATGCCAATCTTGCATTACATCCCGTATTTATACCTGCAAACAGTTCAGATCAAACTTTGGAATGGACTTCATCAGATAGTGATATTATTGAAGTAGATCAGAATGGTGTACTCAATATTAAAACTAACGGTACAAGCATAATTTCAGCATATAACAATAGGGCAGATAAAACCGCAATAGCCTATATTACTGCCAAAATAAAGGCAGAAAGTATTCAGTTATACAATGTATGGGGAGGAAACTTATCAGCTTCTTGTTTTGAGGGGAACTGGGGGTATTCATTCATCCCACAGATTGTAGTAGAACCTGCAAATGCTTATATAAAAGATTTAGTGCTCATATCTGAAAATGAAAACTTGGTTTCCATTGCTGGCAGTACAGTTATATGTAATAGTCAAGGTCGGACTGGGCAAACTCGAATTACAGCCAACCTTCCTTATAGCGGAATATCTTCTTCATTCGATATAAATGTACAATGTTGTTATTTAAAGGCAGGCTTGGGAACAATTGAACAAAATGAAAATAAATTTCTTATCAATTTTGCCGGGCAAATATATTCCAATAACAGTTATGAGAAGTTTAAGATTGAGGGAATTAGCATCACAGATGAAAACAATCAACTGATAACTACTGCTAATAGCTTCGATTCTAATAATACTGATAGAGTGCGTTGGCAATCAAATCAAATAAATTTAAGAGATTACGGAATATACGTCATAGACAATGTTTTTTATGAAACGCTTTCTAAATGGAATGCAATAGTTACATACAGATATAATGATTCAGAAAATATTATATCCGAAAATGTCAAGATTGACGCAACAACAAGTTATTAATCCAATTGGGCTGGCTCCAAAGTCAGCCCAATTTATTTGTGCATTTTGCCACTCTTAGCCAAAAGTATTCAGCTTTCGAGATATTTGTTAAGCGCATCTCTCAATTTACGAATTTCATCATTTGAAGATACTATTTCGGATATTTCATCTTCACATGCGCAATCGCACATTGAAATAAGCATACCTTTTATGCCACCTCCCTTTTCTATTTTAGCATCTTTTGAGAACATTTCTATCGGGAGAAACTCGACTACCCCTCCGTTGTCAAAACTTACCGAAGCCGCAGCGTTTTTCTTTTCCCATTCCTCCACCTCACTACATGACATATAAGCCGTTTGACAATTTTCCAATTCTGGCTTCTTTTGCTCTATCGTATCTAAATAGAACTGTATAGCCATTAAACCTTTCTCTGTTACCGTATTGTCTTTTGCAATAAGACCATTTACTTTGAATGTTTCTACAACGCATTCTTTGTTGCTCATAAATTCTACTAATTCCATATTGATTTATTATTTATAGTGGATAAAATTTGTATTTTCTTGCTGTAATTGGAACACGGCAGGATAGTTCCTTTTTGAATATTGTTTTCTAAGGTATGATATTAAATTATCGAAGTTGGTAATGAATCCCTCGTTGATTAAATCAGCCACCTTCTTTTCAAGCTGCCACAGTTCGCGTTGTTTGCTTTCATCACCCTGCTTGTTGCGAAGCATTTTCTCATGTGAGTTAAACACAACCCAATTCAATGCTTCCCCAACCTTTTGCATTGCTTTCGGCATAAACTCTTTAGGAACTATCTTCTGAACGGCAGAGCCAAGTTCTTTGTAAGCATCCCCGGCATCGTTTCGATAGCGAATCATTTCATCGTACACAAACCGTAATACTTTGACTTCAAAAGACGGATTTATCCACATAGCAAATTTGATAAACAGAAGCGGATTCATCCAAACTTTATCGGGTGTTTTGCCTTCTTTCGTATTTCTACCCTTAACTTTTATAAGTAGTTGATTTTCACCAATGAGCATTTTTGCTCTATGGCTTTCATCCTCTGCAAGAGCTTTCAAAAACTCTGATGTATTATCAGATTCTAAGAATTTACTCATTTGCCTTCTCGGATTCCCTTCTACATTATTCCACTGCCGAAGCAATTCAGTTCCGTCAAAATAACCATCACTCGTGCGCTGAACCACAGAAAAACTATCAATGTATCGCACCATTTCTTGATTTGTCTTCATACAATGTTTTTTTATATTTTACTTGCATACTATTTCTTACCCTTTTCTCCCAAACATACATATAAGCAAGTTCAGGAGATTTTTATTTATTTCTCTTTATACTATGTGTATATTGTCAAAAACTCGATTTTTCTGAATTTTCAGAGAAATAAACCAGCCACTATAAGCAACACTTTCTCCGGTGCCATTCTTCAAAGCAAGAATGTATGTTGTTTGGGTTGACCTCCTGATGGTAAGCGGATCAGCTTTGAGGTTTTAATCTTACTTTGATATATCCTATGTGACAAAGAGCCTTTTTATCTCACGGGTGACAAGTCCGCGCGGTGGGCACTGATAGAACCGCTAATAAGTAAGGCTTTAGAAAAAAAAATAAAGCCTGCAACCAAAGGGGAAGGACGTTGCAGGCGATATATTAAGAATAGCCACGACTGGCTCAAACTTCGTAGTATGTCGATTGCACCAAGCCTTCCCTTCTTGTTACGGGCACAAATATACTACTTATTTTATAAAACACTTCATATTTTAAGTAGTATACATATTAAAAATACTTAATGCAATCTTTGACGCAATAAAAACAAGACCTCTGTCTTTGCCACAAATATACGGAATATTTTAAACATAGACAATCTCTAAAATGATTAAAAGTAATCAAGTAACCAATTTCATTGCACATAATACTACATCAGTCAACAACTTCTATTTTTGACTTTAAAAGTAAGAAAGCAAGTTAAATAGACATGATTTCTTTGATTTTATATAAAAAAGCGCTACCTTTGTATTATTCAAAGGATGATTATAATGGAAAAGACAAAAGAACTTCAAAAAATAGATTCTGTGGTGCTTTCTGACTATATTCTAAAGCACTATGGACCGATGTCACATCTAAAATTGCAAAAGCTACTTTTTTATTGTGATGCATATCATCTTGCATATTTCGATCAAGAGTTAGTCGAAGATTCTTTTGAAGCATGGGTGCATGGCCCCGTTAGTCGTAAAGTTTACGATAGTCTTAAAGACAAATCTATGCTGTATGCGGAATTGAGCTATTCAAATTCTACCGGAAAAGATGTAGATAAGGAATTTGGAAAGCTAACACAAGACCAACAAACTTTAATTGTTTCTATTTTGACAGACCTATCTACTTGGACGGGATTGGAACTGGAAAGAGCTACGCACAATGAACGTCCGTGGCTTGAAGCACGTATTGGCTATGCAGAGGCAGATAAATGTCATGAAATAATTTCAAAGAAAACGGTACAAGCATTCTATAAGAGTGAACAAAATGCAGGGGTATAAAAAGAAATCCAAATTAGCCGAACCATACAAGAAGAAGCCAAGTGTGAATGATGAAGCCCGGACTTCAAACTTTAAAATTTCATTCCAATATCTTGACACTACACAAAAATATGGCTCGACTTTTAAGGACTGGCAAAACGCAGGGTTGTTAAGTTTCGCATTGGAAACGCTACATGGTTATTGCTGTTCTCCGTTGCGTCAACAGATAGATGGAGATAAATTCACAATATATGGTTCATTTCCACCAAAAGAAAAGACCCTTTTTGAATTTCCCCAAAATGTACCGGAAGATGCAAATTGGGCAAGAATACATATCAATGGATCGGCAGTAATTATCGGTCATGTGGTTGGCGATACATTTTACGTTGTATTCTTAGACAAAACTCACAAGTTCTATTTGACAAAACGTGTGACTGGAAAATAAAGTCGGGGGTTATTCTCGGCTTTCTCTTATCAACACGTAACCTTCATATTGCACTTGGCAATCTTTACCATGAACATATACATAAACTTTAGCCACATCGCTTTGCCTTACATGTAGTTTAGCCCGATCATATACACTCACAAAAACTTTGGCGCAATCTTCCACTTCAAGAGTCAATTCACTATCATGGCGCAAATGGAGAGTAGCAGCTGTAAATTTACCGAAAGAAAGTTTACCTGAACATTTACCGTTCAGTACATATACACCATTGTTGCCTCCGGTCACTGGTTCATCAACAAAAATATGGTTTTGATGAAGCAGACTCCGGTCAAAATTACCTTTTATATATTCCACTGTCGGATAATCGTGCTCAATACAAAAATCAATGCCTCGTATATACATTTCAATTAGTTCCTGCTGACTTTTATTATTTTGCCAGTCACCTTGCCATTGTGTGCAGAGGCCATACGATACGGCATGGCCTCTCAATTCACTATTCAATCTGTTCATAATCATATATTAAACTTGTTTACACCGTTTATATTCCTATGTAGTATATCCCTGATTTCTTCCACAAATTCCACATTCTTTGCTGTATTTATCTGTATCATTGTCAGTTGTTGTAATTGTGCTTGTGCTATTACATTATAGGCCGGGAACAATTCTTCAACCAATCTGCGCACATACTCCCGTTTAACACTCACGTCAGCCCGGATTGCATTTATATAAGAAGCCAAAAGGTTAGCGGTATTTTCAGTAACATTCTGTATGCCTTTAGATAAACCACTTCCACTGTCTTCTTCCTCTTCCTTCATGCTGATACCATATTTCTTTTCCATATAGTTATTCAGCTTGTCAAGCATGGAATAATAATCATCGGTTTTCTCACTGACACCCATTAGATAGTCCGCAATACTTTCCAACTCCCTTTCGTCAAGAGAGAAATCCTTGCCGAAATAACCACTCATTCCATCCTCACCAAAAAGCATCTTTTGAAGCTGTTGCATGGCCGGTTCCAAAATACTTATTTTGAGAATGGAGTTCATAACATCACCCATAATGTCGGCAACCTTATTTTTGAAAGCTTCGGCACCATCCTCGCCTTTCTGCCATGCCTCATACAAGGCATCTCCCAACTGCGAAGCCCAGTCTTTCAAATTAATGCCATAAAGAGATTCAGCCGTTTCTTCGGCAAAATCCTTTATTTGCTGTTTCATCTCCGCAATCTGATTCTCATAATCAGCCACTTTGCTATCATCCGTCTTCTTCTTGTCAATTTCGGCTTGCCGCTGTTTCTCCAATTCTGAAAGTTGTTCTTGCATCAAGGCACGTTGATACCCGTATGCACCGCCTTCATCGTATGCCGAAACACGTTTTTGAAGTTTTTCCGCTTCCTGCTTATATTTCTGCAAAGACATCAAATCGAAGATGTTGATCTTCCCCTTATTGCGTATTGCCTCAATCTGATTATTTAATTGATTCAACCGGGTACGGTCATTTTCTGCATCTACAAGTTTTAGTTCCGTGCCACTGCCCAAGAAACGTTCAAGAATACCGTCAATCTGTTCGTATATATACTGCAACTGTTGAGCACGAAGTTTACTTTTTTCAATAGCCTTATCAAGCTTTTTGTCATGTGCTTGTGCTATCTTCCCAATCCAGTTTACAGCTTCACCGGCAGCGGCAGCAATACCACCAACTATTCCACCTTTGGCGAATCCCTGCCCGATATTGCTTATAGAAGACATGGCATCCTGCACATTACCCATCGTGTCGGCCATACCCTCATTGCCCAAAGCATCGAACATGGAAGACATCTACCCTGCAAAATTGCCGACAAGATCAGCACTTTCAGCGGCACTTTCTCCTATGGCTGCAATCTTTTCTATGGTACCCTTTTCATCTTTATCTCCACTGGAGAATAAAGAACGAATATTTTTTATGAGAGTGGCAAACGGATTCTTCTGTAATCCGGCCTTATATAAGTCTTGTATGGCTTTCTTTAACTTCTCAATTTGAGAATATTCTCCTGAAACATCAATCCGTTTACCATTCTCATCCAAATACCAAGAAGTAAAAGCTGTTGGCTTTCCATTCTTGTTTTTAGTTACAGAAGCATTATCAATAATCTGTTGCGCATAATCGGATGCTTGCTGTATCTGTCCGTATGATTTATAGGTCTGATCTCCAAATATCTGTTCCCATACCGGAAGAAGTTCAAGCAGTTGTCCCCTTAGTTCTGCCAGTTCCTCCTTATATTCGGTAAAAAGAGCTTTCTGTCCGGGAGTCATGCCTTCAACATTCCCAACAAGTTCATTATTTTCACCAATGAAGGTGCCGGTTAAGGGAGCATATTTCTCGCTTAAGTCCCGTATCTTTTCAGCGATAGATTTGTATTTGTTGAGGGCAGTAACTTCTTTCAGCTTTACTTCCAAACTATCTTTTTCAATAGCTTCTTTAGCTTCCTTCCATGCACTGAAAAACTGTTTATACAAAACACTGTCTTTACCTCCAAGTGATTCTGTGGCCTCTTGTTCGGTGAAAGTCAAAGGTATATATACCCCTTTATCCTTCATTTTCTTAGTTACCTTTTCAGCTAATTCCTCGGATTTCTTCTCATATTCAGACAATGCTCCGAAAGCGTATAAAGAAGCATCCTTCTTACTTGCACCGGCATTGACAAGCTGCTTGTATATATCCCATTTCTTTGAAACATCAGACACGTACCTTTCAAGTTCCTTTGCGGCCTTATCCGAAGCTTCTTTCATAGCGTTGGCATCAATATCCAGAAGCACTTTCCGTATAGAGACTTTCAATTCCCTACGTTCTTTGGTTTTATCGTCAAGCTGGTTAAGAATCTTATTCAATTCATCCCGATAATTTTCAATATCCACAGGTTCTTTACCTTTGAATAAGGAGTCAAAAATACCCGATCCTTTAACCTTATTGGCAGCTTCTCCCTTTCCAACAATGTCAGTCCACTTCTTATATTCAGAATATGCCTCCTTTAGTAAGTTTACCCGTTCTTTCAATCTTTCAGCGAAGGCATCCTTTTTGCTCTTATCCTTACTTGGATCAGTGAGAGAAAAACCGATTTCTTTAGCTCCTTTCTCACCGGCTTGCATTGTGTCGAAAGCCTTTTTATAATCTGATACAATTTGCTTCTGCCAGTCGGGAAGTTTTGACAAGTCAATAGCTCCAATACCTGACAAATCTATTCCGGCTTTAATCAATACCGGCTTCAATTGATTTGTTATCTCTTTAGCTTCCTTATACGCTTTTTGTATTCCTTCAATAATTTTCTCTGAATCCGTAGAAACCTTTATTTGAGCTTCAAATTGCCCATCTGTGGCTTCATTGAACTTTTTCTGC